ATAGAAACCCGTAGATTTCTTTGTTTCGCTCATTAAACCGCGAACTTTATGAAGCATATCTCGTGCCTGAGCATAAGACATTTTTTTAACATTAAACGGTACGTCATAATGTTCTTTTAACGCTCTAGTTGCGTTCTCGATTGGGTTTTTGTCAAAATCAGTTAATTTCATAGTTGTATTCCAAGACTAATATAAAGTATTTATCTTTTTTTGTTTAATGTTCGGATTTTAGTTTGAATCTCTTTTGTTGCCAAACATAAGAATCTTTTATATATTGATTCAATTCTTCACTCATTGCTTTCTTCTGCAGGCGGTCTTGGTGTAGTTTTGCAAGGTATATTAATTTATCTTCAGTTTTTTTAGCTTTTTTAAACAAGTTCAAGTGAATGGAAATATGAACTTCTACACTACTTAAACTCATATCTAAATCAATTACTCTATTTGCTAAATTGTATTTTCCTAGTTTATCTAACACACACCAGCATACTGCATTTTTTATACTAAAGAAAGAGTTGATATCATCACCTTTAATTAGTGAAACTACTACATCCGAAGCACCTGTCTTTTTAAGACTATACTTATTAAACAACTTATATGTTCCATCAACATCTTGAAAAATTACAACATCTTGTAATTTACTAAATTCATTAGTTAGTATGAGATTGTCTAATTTTCTCTCTACCTTTTTAATATCAATTTTCTTCATTAATAGTCACCTTAAAATAGATATTTCTTAATTCATCTGTTGAATCTAAAAACGCAGGTAATTTATTCCACGATGTATTAGTCTTAATCATAGGAACACTATTGCAATCACTGTATAGTGAACCTAGTTCATTTATGCCATCGTTAAAAACACTAGCGTGTTGTATAGTAAATTCAAATGTCCAACAGGGTATAGATTCTTCAGTCTCAAGTAAAAATCCAAATTTATCAGAATCTTCTAGTGTAATCATTGATTTACTAGGCATAGTAATATCTTCAGGTTGACCTCGCAATGATATTGCTTGAACAATAGTATCAAAATTGCATTGAGTATTTCTTCTATGAAGCCAAACCTCAGGATCATCTTCTGGATCAGGTCGACTTCGATTGACTACACCTGTTTGTGTAATATCAAATAATGTATAACAACTTATTTTAAAACTCATATATGTATTTAGAGGCAAAAAAAATCCGAGAATAAATCTCGGATTTCTTTGAAGTTAAACTTCTGATTAGCTTGCGCTTGTAGCTGTAGAAGCTAAACGGAAACCAACGTTCGTTACTGTAGCACCAGATAGGTCGAAACCATTAACTGTACCTAAAGCACGAATTTGTGTTTGTAGTGTAGCCGCTGTGTATGCGCCAACTGGGTAAACAGCAACAGACATATTAGTTACGTTAGATGTAGCAGAAACGCTGTACATCATAACTGTAGACAATTGCTCGATAGAGACTAAAACTTGTGCAACCATTTCGTCAACACCTAATTGTGCTGTAGGAGCCGCGCCTAAGTCAAAACCGAAGAAGTCCATTGCTGGACCGATAAAGTTAGTAGTCGTACCGTCTGCGCTTGCTGATGGTGATACTGGACCGTTTTGTGTGTCAATTGCAAATACCGGTTGTGCATCACCGTGTGTTCTTGTAAACTGTGCCATGATAATTTTCCTTTAAAATGTTTGAATCATATAGATTCATACTATTATTTATGCCAGGTACAAAAAAATGTCGGTTTTGGTTACGTTCTAGCAGCCAAATTCTGACGGCTAAAGCCCATTCTATCTACAAATTTAAGACCGTGACTTACAAAACCCTCTTGAGTTTGTGTACCGTCTTGTAAATAGCCTTTGACAGGGGCAGTTTGTGCGGCTTTATTAAGCTGTTCTACAACATTCATTTTTAGATTATAGATAGCGACCCATATACTAAATGCTCCCACTAGTCCATCTTTATTAGCTTCCAAATGTTGATTTATCTTTTCACGCATCTTATCAGTCATTGGTCTAGTCTGTACAAAATCCATAAATCCAGCTAATAAATCATTTAAATTTCCTGCAACAATACGTTTGTTAATGTATACAGTAAACAATTGATTGAATGTGTTTCTAGCTTGAGGGGCAGTAGTCATTAATTTCTCTACCGCCGGTCCATACTTTTGTATAGTTGCTTGTGCTTTTTTAAGCAACGTGGCATTTATTTTAAGCTTGGGTGTAACAGGCATTTTTGCAGGTAGTATAGCAACATCACTGTTATTTTTTAGCTTACCAATTGTACCATCCAATGGTACAGCCTGATCTGTTGTTAGTGCATCAGGTGCAATATATTGGTGTACCACTACTCCTGAGTTCTTACCTTTTAAGAAATTACCCAATTCACTGTTAGCGTCTACAGTATATGTAATGCCATTTGGGTTAGCTCTGAATGTGTACAACCCATTCTTTTCTTGCAAAGGTTGTTTGAATAACAAGTCACTCCAATAGTAACCCTTACTTCTATCAGACTTCTCTAGTCCAGGCCATATCTGTGCAATTAGCTGATGTAGGTCTGAACGGTCTACTCCACGAGCCTGATCATATTGTACAAATTGTTCAGGACTGAATACTTGACGACCAGACAAATCTTTCTTATTGAACATATGTTTGTCCATAATACTAAATCTGCCGTCACTACCTCGACCAAAAATCAATGCAGGATAGCCGTCCCATTTAATAGTAATTTTTTCAGGATTACTAACAGTATCAACCATAGCTTGTACTGCACGACTTGCACCTTGACTGCCACCTAAGAATACTAAATCTTCAGGATGATCTAAGTGACCTTTGTCTTCTGTAATAACAGTGTTAATGCTATCAACTTTATTTCTAAGATAGGCTAGTGATTCAGATAAGTTCATTTAAATTTTACCTTGTTGTTTTGCCATAGCCATAAGTTTAGCAGTTGCTGGATCATTAGGATCTTGCTTTTTGCCACCCATAGAAATAGTAGGTTGTGTAGTTTTACCCAACTCAGCTTGTAAACTTGCTAATATAGATTGCTTTTGCTTAGTAGTCATACCTTGCATTAATTTTTTAATCTGTGCGGCAGTCATCTTAGCTTGCTGAGTTACAGCTTGTGCTGATTGAGGAGCCTGTGTCGATTGAGTTGCAACTGCGGGTGCGCTAGTTCCAGTAGTCGCGGCTGTTTGTGCCGCAGGTTGCGTTTCTGGCTCTTTCATTTGTTGTGCGTGACTAACTGAATAAGCTAAATTAGCTAACTTAGGTAATGTAGTTTTACCTCTATCTTTAGTATAATTCTGTTCTAACTCTTTAGCCAATGCTGTTACATTGGACATTACAGTAGGGTCTTTGATATCTACACCCTTCATAAACTGATTGAAGAAGTTTATAATATACTGACTGATAGTTTGTTTTGCAGGATCTTGTTCAGCAATAATGCTTTCAAACAAATAGTTTAGTTTATCAAAACGTGAGCTTTCAGCAACCTTACCTAAGTTTTGAGCCATCTGACCAAATGCGTTTTTTCCTGCATTTCTAGTCTTTACATTACGCTTAGGCATCTGGACTGTATTGTCAGGCTTATCTTGCTTAAACTGGTCATCTATCTCTGCTTGCATCGCTGCCGCAAGTTTAGGATTCTTTTCCTTCATCGCATCAATCTTTGCTTGCATTTTTGCCTGTATTTCTGCAGGATCAGCAGTTGTTATTGATGTATTGGGTGCAGTAGTTGTTTGCGTAATATTATTAGTAACGTTAGACGGATTTTGCCTCATGCCTTGTCGGACTAACTCAGCATTCTGCGCATCTCGTTCAGCGGCATCAGCCTGTGATGCGATACGATTTGCTTCAACTTTTTCAAGACGGGCTGCCTCTTGTCTGTCTAACTCTTTTTGCCATTCAGGCGTAGCTTCACCAGTAACTCCATCATACTTAGCACCCTTACCTGTTGCAGGATCATATGGTTTATCAAGTGTAGATGGCGCCTTTGTTGTAGGTGCCGCCATCTGCTGTTGTGCAGTTTGAGTTGCGGCTGTTTGCTGTTGTTGTCTTACATTGTCAGCACTCTTGTTAAACTGGTCTGCAGGTAACTTGCTTGCAGGGTTCATTTGACCTTGTAGTGCGGCAGTAGCGGCCGCTTGTTTAGCTTGTCTAATTTGTTCAGGTGTCTTAGGAATAGGACCTGCAACTTTAGGAGTCATCTGTCCTTGAGCGGCTGTAGCAGCCTGACCCTGTTGAGCTTGTCTTACATTACTTGCAGATTTTGCAAACTGATCTGCCGGCAATTTACTTACAGGATTCATTTGGCCCTGTGCTGTGGCAGCTGCCTGACCTTGCTGTTGTTGTCTTACATTAGCCGCACTCTTTGCGAATTGATTAGCAGGTAGTTTGCTAACTGGAGACATTTGTTGCTGTGCAGATTGTGCCGCGGCTTGCTGTTTTTGTTGTCTTATTTGTGCTGGATTTGGTGCAGCCTGATTCGGTAAATTACTGATCGGCTTACCTTCAGCATCTGCACGTTGCTGTGCTAGTTTCTGTGCATCAATACGCTTCTGTGCAATTGCATTTGCTGGAGTAGTTTGAGCACCTTGTTGTGCTTGTGGTTGAGTGGTAGTTGCCGCAGTTTGACCTGCGGCATTAGTATCAACTAACCCGCCATTAATCGCACTTTCTAATCCGCTAAGGGCACGACTTGTGAACTTTGTAATATAATCATCTTTAGCCATTTGGTCAGTAGTGCTTAATACATTTTTACCGGCCAATGATCCTAGTCCTGTCCTTAATGCGGCAGAACCATAATCACCAAATAAACTTCTACTATCTATTTCATTTACTTGCTTACGTTTCTTAAATTCATTCAGCTTCACGGTTTTTCCTTAATGATTTGGAAAACTTTGCTTGGTCCTTGCTCTTAATAGCCCCTAACAATTTACGCTCTAAAATGGCGGCTTGCTCCGGACTATAATTACGATTAATCATCTCTATTAGATTGATAGCACTTGTGATAATATTGTGGCCACGACTCTCAATAATGTGGGTCGTGTCCCTATTATTACCAATTGCTTCTAATTCCTCTAAAAGACTGCGAGTTTGTTTTTGCATATTAGTTTCCTAATAGTATTTATCTACTTTTAGGATTTATTTCTTTAAACTGTTTAACATAGCTTTAAGCTTTGATCCCTGAACATCTGCGACAATACGCTTATTTTCAGGCTCTAGAATCTCCCCTGTAGCTTGGTCAATGATAGGCTCTGTTGACGCTAGAGTAGATTGCGGTTTTAACTGATTCATAATCTGATTTGCACTAGGTTTAGGGGTATAACTATTCTCATTGTCAGGATCGCTGTCTGAAATACGCATAGTTTCCATATCATAATCTAAGTCAATCTTTTGACCTACACCAGTTGAACTACGTGATTTCATACATTGAATCTGATACTTACCACGCTCTCGCATACTACGACTTGTGAAGATACCGAACACGTTATCAGCAGTGTTAATCTTACTGATACCACCTGCAATGTGACTATGATCGAATTCGATTTCATCGACGGCTGAACGATTCAACTGTGATGCAGTTACTAATAAGATTCCCATCTCTTTAGCTAAGTTACGCAATTCTTCAGCAACATACTTGTCTTTAATAAACTGATCGTTAGGATTAACTTTAACAGAAACAGGCATAACCAAGTCAAGATAGTCAACCATCACAAAGTCAATCTTAATACCTGTTTGAATCTGAACTTCTTTCAGGTACGCACGAATATCATTTACATTACTTTGTGCAGGTAATGCTTTAACACGATATTGGCCAGACTTCTTACCTACCATCTTAACTTTAAGTGATGTAGTGTCAATGTCTTTACGAATTGCCTTTGTCCCTGTTTGTGTAAGCATAGCATCAGTTCGTAATGAAGTAAGTTCTTCACTAAGTTCAAGTGTGATATAGACACCACTCATACCTTGTTGTAACCAATTCAATGCAATGTTCATCATAACAAGTGATTTACCTGAACCTGAACCACCTGCAAAGATATTCAATTCACCACGACTAAAACCACCATATAAGATACGATCCATTTGTGGCCAGCCTGTTGAAACTTGCCCACCACTGTTAAAGTATTTGTTAATACGTCCTGCAGGATCAGCAAAGTAATCTGTACCCATGTCTTTCTGCAAACTGATTTGTACAGCATCTTTAATCATTTTCTCAACTGGACTAAAGTCTCCGCTTTTTTCAAGCAGATCGGCTGCTTTAAGAATAGCACGTTCTAACTCTTGTCTACGAGTAAATGCTTCAAACTCATCCAAGAACCAATCAGAATGACCTTCAGTCATTTCAGGTACCATATTAATGTCTTGACCTGTGATTGCTTTAATCTGTATAGGATCAGGTAACACACCATACTTCACTGTGTGATCTTTGTATAAATCTGCAACTGGTCTCAACGTCCTGTCAAAGTTCTCACTGTTGAGAATGTTCATTACACGTGTGTATAATTCTGCGTTGGTTATCATCATGCTCAAAAATATTCTTTGAACATCTACTGTATACTCCATTTGCTTTTTAGCTTCGTAATCTTTTTTCAATTTTCTTCCTTTGTAGTTCTATTTTGATTTTACTAGTTGTAGCACTACTCAATATACTGAGTAATGTTGGCAACTTACCATACTTAACTACCGCGTCATTTACATCTTTAACATTGTCTTCCCACTCAGGAATACTTACACTATAACCTAGTTCTAATGCTTTATCACAAGTTTCTAGTCCTGTCTTATCTCTATCGGGAATAAAGATAATACGTTTATTCAATTGTGCTAGAATCTGCGCTTGGTCCTCGTTGATTGTATTGTGTGTTAACGCACAAGCATTTAAACTTAATGCGTCAAAGATACCTTCAACTAACAAACATACTTCCCAATCGGGTTTTTGAAAGTCATAACCAAATACATAGCCTGGTTGTTGCTCGTTAATATACTTAGGGATTTTGTTATCTAAGAATCTGCTTGTATGCCCTACAATCTTATTGTTATAAGTGTAAGGGATAATGATTCTATTTGACTGTCTGCCAGTGTCATTAGGTGTAACTAAGAACGGGTAGTCATTATAATTTATCGACCTCGCAGACAAATAATCAACGTATACTTTGTGTAATGGGTTATTTACATCTATTAACTCACCTTCAGGCAATGTATGTTCTTTGAATTTTATTTTCGATTTTTGTTTTTTTAGATTTGTAAAGTCTAGTAAATCTTTGTGCTGTAAACTTTCTAAACTCCATTTACTTACTTGTGTAGGATCAATGCCTGACCATTGCAATAAGCTTTTAGTATTTTGAGTAATACTTTTACCCAACATAAAACCACATTTGAACCCGCAATTAAAACAATGATATGACCAATTGTTTTGTCCATCAAACTTGATACCACCACGACTACGTGTATCAGATTTGTGACCCCGATGGCTACAGCAGATAGCATTGAAACTATGCCATCCGCCGTGCGTTAATTTTTTCTTACCGGGTATAATTGATAGGATATCAAACATCTATGTATTGTAACATATATGTATAGTGAAAACAATAGTTTAGGTTGATTATCTTGATAAAATATTGGTTACTGCGCCATTATTGCTTTCGAACTGCATTCTGACGTATGGATGATAACCTTGGACCACATAACCTTTAGTATCAGATACATTGGAATATGTGTCAGATAATATAGGATACCAATCACCGTCTACAATTGTAGAACCTTCAATAACAATATTACCATAATAATCAGTGTACTGAGCCTGCAATGTTAATATAGGGCTATCATTGGTATCAATAACACTTGAGTAATAAGTTATATTGCTTTCACTGTTGCTATCAGGGTGGACATTCGGGAAGTCTTGTCCAGTTGGAATACTTACTGGCATTGAAGGGACAAAGCTTGGTAATACACTATTAACAATATTCATATCACCACGTGCGCCTGCATTTTGGTCTACGAACACAGGGTAATCAAAATCTCCTACAGGAATTTCCAACGAATAATAACATTTCTGAGCATCAATACTTGCTAAATCGGCCGCGTTTAAAATCAATGCGGCAATACCTGTTGCAGGTAGTTGTAATGTTAATGCTTTTTGCAGTAGGACCTCATTACCTTGATAGTTAAGAATTCTACAGGTAATTGATTTACCAGTAATATCAACTGGCTTTTGTTCTTGATTTAAGAACTGAAATTGAATCTGATTGTCTACACCTTTATTAAGTGTAAGCGGCTTGGCATACTGAGGCATATAGCTCCTTGGGGAAAATCCTGATAAAAGAATAACGATTTGTCGTTGGGTATAAACGAATACTTGTGTTGAATACATATTCGTATTTATCAAAATATATTGCCATATCTTCCGATGATAAATATTTCGGAAACTATAATAACTAATGATTCAAAACGAATTTTTCAACAAATTAACTCTTAATCATCCGTTCATAACTATATGTTCACACGCTAATCAAGATTACGTGGGAATAGTTCAGAATAGGGATGATATTGTCACCACTATATACGATTATGGTGCTATAGCTGACGCTGTTGTGCGTGAAAAATTCTTAGAATTAGGTGATATTTGGTGGTGGGAAAGTAATCGTCTTATACCCATAAATCTGTTTTTGAAGGAAGAATGGAGTATTTTTAAACCCTATCTAAGAACCTTCAATAACAAAAGTCTTACAATTATACACGGACCAACGTGTAGTATATCTGAATTAAACAAGCGTAGAAGCAAACGCCGCAGTATTACACTAGTAAAAAGAATATCTTAAACTTGTTCTTCTAACAAATTCATATGTACAACTACTAAATGTGCATATGCAACTGCGTGACTCTTTTTAAAACTATATCCATCAGTATTCTTATCCCAAATAGTTTTACTCACTTCAACCCAACTCTGACCAATTAAATGTCTTTTAGCTGGTCTAATCAATGCTAAAAACATAGCTAATCTAGGAATACTATTAACTGAGCTTGGCATTTTCTGTAACGATTGATAGTGATTACCCAAGTGAATCATTTTTTCAACAAAATCTTTTTTATTTAAATTATCCCAATTAGGTTCACGCATTAACGTAGCTAAATGCAATTCATCTTTTACTTGAGAATATACGTGAACGTTCAATAAGTCTAGTTTAAAATATCCACGTTTTTCTGCTTCAATATAATCAATACTAGCCATATCATTGATAGGATCGTAGGGTACGTCAGTAATGTACACCCCGGTAGCGTGTTTACGCATAGGATTAGCGTTACGCATAGCGGCAGGTGTATGCTTGATAAGTTGTAGTAACTTATCCCTGTCACCAAAGTCAATATCAATATCGCTATCTATTCTCATCTTGGGGGTGCTACCAGTTCTGCTTTAATAAGTTTAGTATACGCTTTTTGTACAACAATTGCTTGTCTTTCGGCATCTTCTACAGCTTTGTGACTTGTAGTATGTCCACCATCTTTAAGACTGACACCTGTTATTTCCCACAATGTTCGTGTATCACGCATTGACCAGAAAGGCCAGGGAATAGGATTAGGCTTGTCACTTGTTTGTCTCCAAGCATTCTCCATCACAACTAAGTCAAATGGTGCACCGTTACTCCACACAGCACGGCGATTCCAACAAAACTTATAAAGGGTCTCCATGCATTCACTAAATGGTTGACGTCCTTGGTCTCCCAATGCTTCTTCAAGTGCTTCAGGGCTCTGCGTAGACCACCATCGTAATGTATCTTCATTGATACTCCTATTATATATTTCTGTTTGATCCTCAATAGTAGGTCGTAGTTCTAAACGCTCTACCACTCCCTGTCCTTTAGGGTCAAAACGAACAGCACCGATAGTTAGTATAACACAATTAGGTGTTGTATCTAAACTCTCAATGTCAATCATAATATCGTTCGCCATTTTATTCCCATCTCAATTTTAATAATACTAATTCTTTGTCTGTACGAAAATACAATCTACGACTGTAAGTATCATTTTGCCAACACCAATGTTGGTTCTGACTTCCTACTTTTTGATTAGTACCTAAATCCAATGCTATTTTATTATCATGTAACCAATAGTTCAATTCTTTACTTGGACCCCACGTCTCCCAACACCACTCACGAATGTCGTAATATTCTTTACTGTATAGTGAATCAGATTGGATATAATACTGAAAGAAATCACTACCAGTATATCTACCATCTAACTTTTTAATCTTAATCGTCATACGTGCCACAATTCATACATTACTTTATATTTGTCTTCCCGAATCTCTATTATAACACGGCCTTGATTTAAATAAAAGTCCCAACCATTACCTCTTTCCCCAAAGTTTTTCCTACACCATTTTACAATGACGCTTGGATCTTCTTTTCGGTAAACACAATCGTATGTATATTGTGTTCTACTGCCCAAAATACGTACTTCATCTTTACTTTTATTTGGGTCTTCGTATTGAATAGGTGCTTGTGAGAATGACCCTAAACTTGCTATTGCCATATTATGCCTGTAATACTTTCCAAATATATTTCTTTTCTAGTATATCTTGTAATTGTAGTGCTTGTTCTTTCTCAGTGAATACCACCCCACCTATTTCATACATATCTTCTAAGTAGTCAGTATATTTTCCTTCTTTGTCTTGCCAATATAATTTATAATCAACCCATAGTGTATCCATCTCACCACTATTGAGCTTAACACCCAAACCTACGTTAAAACATTTAATATCTTCAAATAAGATAGTTAATAGTTTTCTACCGGTTACTTTGTCAGTAATGTTTCTAAATGTAGGCCATTCTACTGACCAGGTGTTGTCGGGTAAATCGTTTAGTATAAAAGGTGTATTGTTCATTGGTATTTCAGTAAAAATATAATATACTTCTTTTCGTCCATTATCTTATAACCATCAGTGATGTTGCCGTTGACTATCATCATCTTGATACCATAGTTTTCTTCAATGTAATCTTCAAAGTCAAACGCATCAAACTGTCCGTTCAATCCAGCAACATCTTCCATATATTCTTTACGAATCAGTTTCAATGCCGCCCAATAGTCCCAGCGTTTCTTATGCTGTTCTATGTTAGAACTATCGTCATCATAATCCTGAAAGTCTTTAGGTATCTTCATATGTTAATAAATCAAATGCGGTTGCATATTGTGTTTCTGGTTCCATGTGAAAGCCTGTACCCCATACTACCCACACTCTACGCTTGTAGGCTTTAGTCCAGAACAATGGTGCACCGCTGATACTTTTTCGTGGCCACATAACAAATGTTTCCATCCATGGATAACAATCTGCTCCGTCTGTGATAATAGTGTAATCCATCAACTCCACCTCAATGTAAACATAATATAATCTTTTTCATATCTAAACTTGAAACTAACTACATTAGTATCAGTGACACACCATCTGCAATGTCTTTGATATTTTCCTATATTAGCAATCAACCAATCAGTTACTTCAATGTATTTGTCAATGTGTTCTGCTCTGATTGAACATTCATACCAACCAGGTTTAGTGTGTTCCCATCCATTATCATAGTCATAATGTTCATTTATTACAGCCATCGTAGACTAAACCATTCAGCATCTTGTTTATTTTTAAAGATATATCGTGTAGCTAAGTTTTTCCATTCACCTGTACAGTTCTGTTCAAGCCAAATATTGATATCTACTGCTTCTTCATTATTGTAGAATCTATTTAACTTAACATTAGTCCAACCTGCATCAACTAAACAATCAGCAATAATAAGCCAGTCCATATCATTCGCCATTTGTTTACTAATGTCATCAATTATATCTTCTTTTAGCCCCATACTAACTTAAACCAAATTGCTTTTTGTTCATCATCAAAATCAACTACACAATAGTTCTT